CCCTCCTTGGCGATTGAGTGCCCGAGGAAGCCGTCTATGACGCCGCCGACGAAGCTGACGGCGTCGCTGACGAGCGGGATGTTGTTCCAGATGCCGTCTGCGAGATTCTTTATCAGGTCCAAGCCCCATGTCCCGGAGCTGCCGGACTTGTCGACCGTCGTCTCTGCTGCTGCGACCTCTTTCGCTGATGCTTCAACCAACCACTTGCTCTTATCCATCCCAGACGCAAGGTCTGATGTCGCGGTCTTGCCGACGCTGCCGTATTTCTCGGACAGTCCCGATATGGGATTGAGTGCCGCGTCGTGCAACCTTTCGGCGAAGGTGCGCGTGCTGCTCTCTCCGCCCTTGATCTTTCCAACAAAGCCACGCGTCGCCTTTTCCGCGACCGACGGCACCTTTTTGCGCAATGGGTTGAGGCTGTCGAGCGCTGTTTTTGCGACGTCCTCCGATGGCTTGCGGACGAGTGTGTTGGCCTCTTGTATCTTCTTGACGAGGTTACCCGTCGTCTTCTCGGCACCCTTCTCGACCTTCTTGGCGACGGCCTTTGTGGTCTTTTCGACCTTCGATTCGACTTTTGAGGCCGTGCCGCCGACGATGCCGACGGCCTTGCTACCGGATTTCTTCATTTTGTCCAGCGCGTCGGCGTTGGCGTCGCGCAGATTTTGCAGCTGATCGGCCAAGGTGTCGGACAGACGCTCCTCTTCCTCTGAGTATTCTTGCGCCTTTTGGTCGATGATGGCTTGGTGCTGAGCCTTTATGCTGTCGAGTTCCGCCGTGGCCGCGTCGCGTCGCTTCTTCAGCACGCCGTCGAGGTATTCCGCGAGGTTGTCTTCGTCCTGCGAGTATTCCTCGGCCTTTTGGTCGATGATGGCTTGGTGCCGGTCCTTTAGGTCGCTAAGCTCTTTCGAATTGCTGTCGCGTCGAGCCGTAAGCGCGTTTTCCAAGGACTCGCGGAGCTTCTCGTAGTCCTCTTTGTACTCTTCCTCCCGGCGCTCTAGATCGGCGGCGCGTTTTTCTTCATATTGAGCCTTTTCTTCGTCATACTGAGTCTCCAGGGCTTCCTTTGCGCTCTTCGCGCGCTCCTTCAGCTCTTCCTTGCGCTGCTCGAGCTCCTCGATGCGCTGCTCGCGGTCTTCCTCTCGTTGGGCCTGCTCGATTTCTGCGATGTAGTCGGCAAGCTCCTTCTCCGCCTCGGCGCGCGATCGTCGGCTCTTCGCCTGCTCGACGCCCTTCCTGAGCTCGCTCAGCTTTTCCTGCTGTTCGCGCTTGGTCTGCTCGGCGTGCTCGCGCTTGGTCTGGTCATTGAGCGCCTTGATCTGTGCGTCAACCTCGGCGGTGCCGTCGTTTTCGTCCACGAGCTTGAGCTTCGCGCGATACTCTGCGTCGATTTCCTTGAGGCGCTTTTTTGTCTCTGCCCGATATGCGTCGGTCGCTTTTTGCTGCGCTTTTTTCACGCTGGCGATAAGCTTGTCGTTTGCCTTCTCCTGCTCGCGCACCTCTTTGGCAAGGGCGTCGGCCCGAAGGTCGTATTCGGCGTCGAGGCTGTCTTTAAGCTCGTCCGTTGCCCTTTTGTGTTGCTTGCGGCGTTCCTCCACGATTTTGCTGTTGAGATCTTGTTCAAGTTTGATCGCGTCGTTGAGCGCGTCCGACCTGATGTCGTATTCGGCGTCGAGCTGCGCCCTTAGCTCCCTCTGTGACCGCTGGTGGGCGTCGCGCATGGCGGACACGGCCTTGGAGTTCGCGCGGCTGCGCTCACGCTCCTCGCGCTGGTAAGCGCGCTGCTGCTCCCGATACGCGGTGTCGTCGGTCTCCTTTTGCGTATCGAGCAAAGTGCTCGCGAAGCCGTTGGCGCCGTCCAGAGCCTTGTCCGCGGCATCCTGGGCCTGCCTTACGGCGGCGGATCCCGCACCGCCGACGCTGACGCCGAACTCGCCGAGCTTGCCGGTGATGCTGGATATCGTGCCATCGAAAGCAGCAGCAATCTCCTTGAGCTGCTTTTTGGTGAGCGACTCGTATTGCTCGCCCGTGACTCCGGCTGCGACGAGCGCGGTTTGCAGGTCCGAAAAGCGATGCTCCGTCACGGACATGCTCTGCTCGGCCTGTGCGAGCGCCGCGTCGGCGGCGTCGGCCACGCTCTGCAATTCTCCGATGTTTTGCGCGAATGCGCTGGCGGTCCCGCTTGCGTTCGCTAGCGTGCCTACGTATTGCCGCATAGAGCTGTCAACCGAGCTTGTCGCACTCGCCTGCGCCTTCTGCGCCGCTTCGAGCGCCTCGTGCGCTTGTCTGCTTTGCTCAAGCAGGCGATTGTAGTCCTCGGTGTGCTGCGCAGCGACCTGCTGCTCCTTCCAGGCGCTCACGACCTCACGTATTTGGTCGGCGTTGAGCGCAAGGGCGCTACCCTGGTCCTGCAAGGACGGGATGCTTATGCCGGTAGCTTGGCTGACTTGGTCAATGGCATTCTTGAGCACGCCCATCTCTTGCTCGGTAAGCTTGCCCTTGCCCAATAGATCGTCGATTTGCGACGCATACACCTCGACGGAGGCGGTGCTTTCGCCAAGATCCGCCCAATCTTCCTGCATCAGACGTGCGAGCTCTGCTTGAGACTCAACCACGCCGTCGATGCGCTCCTTGAGCGTCTCCGTGCGACTGATCGCGCCGTCGATGCCCGCGACGTACTTTTCGCTGGCGGCGCTCATGGAGTCCATGGCGCCGACGAGACCGGTTGTCGCGTCAGCGACTTCCTGCTCGTGCTCGTGCCATCTGCGGAAGCCGTCGACCACGGCACCTATCGCGACCACGACCCCGGCGATACCCACACCCACAAGTCCCGTCGTGAGCGCGGCGCTGAGCCCCTCGCTCGCAAGCTCCAAGGCCTCGGTAGCAGTAAAGCCCGCTCGCATCGCCTGGACGAAAGTGATGGATCCCTTTGCGGCATCGCCGAATCCCACGAGCAGCCCGCCCAAGCCTGACGCGAGACGCCCGGTGATGGAGAGCATGGGTCCGAAGGCCGCGACGGCGGCGACCGTGGAGACCACGGTCTGTTGCTCCGCCTCGCTCATCTCCGAGAATGCCGTCGCTCCGCTCTCGATGGCGTCGAAAAGCGGCTGAGCGGCGTCCGCTGCGGACAGCAATGCGTCGGCGACGGGCTTGCCGACCTGTTCCATGAGTGCGGTGACGCGATTCTGTAGCATTTGCAGCTTCGCGTCGAGAGAGTTGTTGCGGTTCTCGACCTCCTGCGCCAGTGCCGTGTTTTCGCGCCAAGCGTCGTTGGCGAGGGCGACGGTATCGGTGAGGATCGATGCGTCATTAGCGAGACGCTTCATGGCGTCGGTCTGACGAAGCGACGTGACGCCGAGGCTTTCGAGCACGAGCGACAAGTTGCCGCCCGAATCGGAAACCGCACCCATGCCGGAGAGCACGGCACCAAGGGCCTCGACCGGAGATGTGCGCCAGGCCTCCGCGAAGTCAGCGGCGCTCATGGATGCTGCCGCAGCCCAGGTCTGCAAGCTCTCTGAGTTGGTAGCGACGGCCTTGTCGATATTCGACAAGATGGTGGATATCGCGCTTCCGCCCGCGTCTGCCTCCAAGCCGACGGACGACAGCGCCGCAGAGAGTCCGAGGATGTCGGCCTGGGACATCCCGACCTGCGTCCCCGCTGCCGCGATACGCTGGGCCATGCCCGATATCTTGCTCTCGGTTGTGGCTGTATTGTTGCCCAAAGCGACAATCGTCGAAGCGTAGTTTTCGGCCTTGTCGTGTGCCATCTCCGTAATATTGGCGAATTGGGCCATGTCGGTGGTGGCTTGCTCGGCGTTCATGTCGGTGGCGATGTCAAGCCCGCTGCCGACACGGCCTATCATTTCGAGCTCTGATTTCGCATAGCCGAGCTGAGCGCCAAGCGCCTGCACGCTAAGGACCTGCTCAGCCGTGACGGCATTGGTCTTGCTGTAGTCGACGGCGGCGTCATGCAGGGCCTGATACTCCTGTTCCGTCGCGTCGACGGTCTTTCGTACGTCCGTGAGCGCGGAGTCGACCGTAGTCGCGGCGCCCACGGTCGCTACGGCAAAGGCCGCGATGGGTGCGGTCAGTCCCACACTGAGCTTGTCACCGGTGCTCGCGATGGAGTCTCCCGCGCTTTTGAGGGCTCCGCCAAGGTTCTGCGCGTCGGTGGCGATCTTGCCGATGCCGGAATCTGAGCCCATCGCCTCGGCGGCCCGCAGCTTGACGAGCTGCTCGTTGAGCGACTTGAGACGCGCCTCCGCGATGTCCGCGTTGCGGCTGATGCGCTCGATTACCTCGGGGTCCGTCGTCTCCGACAAAGCCGACTTGAGGGCGTCGACGCGGTCGGATGTGAGCTTTATCTGCCTCTCAGTCTGCGCCGCGCGGTCCTTTATCAGCACAAGGCTGCTTGGGTCGAGCTTGAGCGCAGCGTCGAGCGCGCGGGCGGCGGCTTGTGATTGTCGCATCTGCCCATCCATCTGCGAAAGCACCTTGGACAGCTGCGTTGCGTCGCCCTTGTACTGGATGGTGACGCCTTTGTAATAATTCTTTGTCGCCATCCGCGCTCCTTTACGAAGATTTGGGTGGGGTCTTTGCTTGACGAGGTGGCTCTAGCAGGCCGCCGATGCGCTCGGACGGCGGTATGGCCCAGGCGGCAAAGATGGCCAGCATCTTGTCCGCCTCAAGCGGCGACATTTCAAGCGCCGACTCGTACGGCACCTCCGCGCGCACGAGGGCGCTGATGTCCCTCAGCTCGGGCCACGCTTCCGCCTCAGCCGTCGGAACGGGTTTGCTCGGGTTCTTCGACCTCGTCGGATTCATGAGCGTCGTCTGGTCGGCCGTAGTCCCGAAAGAAGGCGCGTTCTGCCAGGTCTACGCACACCGCCTCCCAGAGCGCCAGGTCCTGCTTTGCGCTCGACGGCTGAGTGAGCCACCATGTGTAGAAATCGTCATAACTCTTGTCTGTGGAGCCTGCGGCCCTCGCCATCGCCCACGTGGCCGCGACGACCTGGTCGGGAATCTCGGCCGTCGAGCCGATGCGCGAGTTTGCCGATACGGCGATGTCCATCTTGAGCCTGCCGGTGTAGGTAAGAGGGAGGTGCTCGACCTTGCAGACGGCCTTTCCCTCCTCGTCTACGACCGGCTTGCCCTCGTCGTCGTAGGTGGGGACCTTAAAGGCGCGGACCGAATTCGACTCGCCGAGCGCCTCCACGTCCTGCCGGAAGCGCTCGCCGTAGAACTTTTCCGCGAGCTTCGATGCGACGATCTCTAGCGACGTGTCGCCGATGACGACCGTCGCGTGGTTGTTATACCTGTCAACCATGGACACGTGCCTTATGCCGTGGCATAGGTCGGAACGGCATCGAGGAAGGTTTCATATCCGGGATCGCCCTCATATACAGTCTCCTCGTAGTGATGGCTACCGTCGGCGAAGATGTCGCCGGCAACATCGATCGAGATCGTGTCCGGGCTCTCGGATACGTTTTCGCCATGCGTCTGCATGGCGGCGGCTGCGGCCTCAGAGGACGTGCAGCCGTATGCCCACGTCCGCGAAGCCTTCTCGCTGCCCTCGTTCTGCCATCCGATCGCGAAGACCTCGCCCTCGTCGTCGGCGGACTTCACGATGCCACCGGTGTTCTGGTTTTGCTTGTGACCGAGCGCGTGAACTTGGAAGTACGGAGATAGCGACGCAAACTGCGCGGTATAAGTGTCGTTGCCCTTCGCGCCGCGCAGGCGAGCGGGCTTCCCATTGTCGGAGTAGACGTTGGTCGCGCTCGACTCTCCGCGCTGCGGGGTGATCGACTCGATGCCTACCTCCTTGTAGGGTGTGCCGTACGAGCACGGGCTACCAAGAGTGCCTTTGCTCGTGCGGAGGGCGATGGTAACGTTGGATACTCCATGCCTGTAGTTGGGCATCGCGTCTTCGTTGGTGTTGGGAGAAGGAGGAATTACGCCTGCCATTTCTTTACTCCAATCTATCTTTCATAGACTTCGACGGAAAATGTGGTGGTGACCAAGTCGTCATCGGCAACGTAGCCACCGATCTTCTGATAGGGCACGCGGGCGGCGTCCAAAGCCACCTCAATCGCCCCCTCAAGCACAAGGTCGCGGTCGGTAACGTATAGAACGACATCGTACTCGCATAGCGTCCTGCGGGAGCGATTGTCAGAGCTGTTGTAGTGTGACCCGCTAAGATAGGTGCGCGCATACGGCGGTGCGGGCGTGTCGTGAAAGCGCACGTGCGCGACCTGCACCCCGTTGTCGGTAAAGGCCTTTACGACGTCTGATAGCAGCTGCATCACAGCCCCAATCTGCGCTCGATTTCGGACGTGCCGACCTCCTGTGCCTTTTGCATGTGATGCTGTGGCTCTGCGGGGTCGACGTGCCCGTACGGCCCGCCGTACTGGTTGTACGCGTCATGACCGTCTTCGATTAGATGTGTTAGCTGCCAGTGCTTGTCGCTGTAGACGGTGCCCTCGTGGTGACCGTCCTCATCCGAGAAGGACGTGCGAAAGTCCTTGGCGTAGTCGCCCGAGTCCTTGGGCGCGTTGCCACGCAACCACGCGCGTGCCTTGTTCGACCCGCCATGGATTGCGCTCTTGAGCTCGTCGTCCAGCTCGCTGTTGACGTCGGCCAAAGCCCTCAGCGAGATGTCGGCCAGCCCCCTACCGGTATCGGCACTGGCGCTAACGACGAAGTCATCCACGGTCTGCACCCCTTTCCTTACATGTCAAGTCGAGCCACCTGCCGTGTGGCTCGACGGCGACGATGGCGTACGTCCGCCCACCGCGCTTTAGGCGTCGCTCGCCGTCGTAGTCGACGGCACGGACGCGCAAAGTTAGCGAGGGAGTGAGGGCGTCTACGCCCGCGCTGCTCGAACGCTTGGCCGATTGGGCTACCCTGCGGATGTAGACGCGCGTGGGCGTAGACTCGCGCGGTTGTGGGATGCCGACGGCATCTGCCTCGTACGTCTCGTGCAAGAGGTCGCACGTGCCATCGGTCGCGACCTCGGAGAGCCACAACCAGCACGTGCGGCCGCGACTCTCTACGCGCGTGACCTCGAAGACGGAGCCATGCACGATTGCGTCCGAGTCGGCCGACAGTAAGGGTGCGGCACGGGTCTCGACCTTGGCAGTGATCTCGCAGCCGGTCGACTCCGCGAGCTCGACGTCGCGCGAGCTGACGCGAACGCGACGGTAGGCAAGCGTCAGGAACGCTGGATAGAGCGTCGAGTCCGCAAAGTCCTGTCCACGTGCCGGCACGTCATGCGAGAGACTCACCATGCCGTCCGTGGGCGCGAATACCTCAGCCTTGCGTTTAAGCATCGCTGCCACGCCCTAACAAGAAAATTCGCACGGATAGAATATCTTGCGCGTAGTTTTGCGTGAAATCGTCCCAAGCGTCGGAGAACTCGTACAAACAACCGTTGAGGAACAGCCCCCACGCACTGCCATCGGCGTTCGTAAATGCGTGCTCCTGCTGGTATCCGAGCAGGGAAGCAAGACGCGGCGAAACCGTGTCCACCACGTCTTGCAACCTTGCATCGGTCGTGGGGTCATCGTCCCAAGTTACGTTGCATTTGCGGCGAACTGCGGCCATGACAGCCGCATCAACGCTTGCCATGGCTCAACCTCCCTAGAGGGTCGTTACTCCTGCTCCTTGGTCTTGACGGTGCCCCTAACCTTGACGTTGACGTATCCGGGCTCGAGGTCGGAAATGTCGAGCAGCAGGGCGGAGGTGTTGTCGTACGCCTTACCGAATGCGTAGGTGACCATCTTCGCGGCGCGCTTGTCCTCGAAGAACTTGACTTCGTCGGAAAACTCGATTCCGCGATTGCCTGCCACGAGCAGGTCGTACTCATCAGGCAGGAAGAGCAGCGCCTCGCCCTCGGCGATTACCTCGGCAGTAACCACGCGGGTGGGAACCGGGAACAAGTCGTTGACGTAGCGGCCTTCGGCATTGAGAACGGTGGTCGCAGGCATGACCTTGGTCAGGTAGTCGACCAAGTTGCAAACAAGCGTGAGACCGGCGACCGACTGCTTGACGTTGCCCCTCTCGTCCTTGGCAAGCCGAGCCACGAGCGGGCCATACTCAGCGGGCTCGAAGCTGGTCACTGCGACGGCTGTCTTGCGCGGGTAGCCGTCGGTGGTCGAAACGGTGACGCCTTCGTGAATGTCGCGGTCGAGACCGACTGGCTCACCGTCGATGCCCTTGCCGGAGCAGCTGCCGGCCTCCATGCCACATGCCATGGCCTCGGCGAGCACGGTGCGAATGTAGCCGTCGAGGAATGTGGGACCAAGCTCAAGCGTATCGCGATGGATGAGCATGAAGCAGGTCAGTCGGCCTTGGCGCACCGACACGACCTCGAATGCAGAGGTGATCTCGCCGGTGATATCGCCCTCAATCTCGCCCCACCGAGCAAGCTGGCGTGTGTGCTTGTTGCGGAGCCACGTGGTGATGTATCCCACGTTCTTGGGACGGATGATCTCAAGCAGTGGATGACGCTCGGTGAGATTCTTGAGAACCTCGTTAAAGATGGTCTCAGGAAGCATCTTCTCGGGGACGGTCTGCGCATCATCGCCGGTGATGTCGGCGAACGCCTGCTTGGGATTGCGCGACTTGAGCGCATCGATGATGGTCTGATAGTACTCGGTTTCCTCGGACGTGAGCACGCGGAAGCCGCGCTGTGCGAGGATGGCGCGGTCGTTCGACGCGATAGCCTCCTCATACTCCTGCTTGACCGACTCGTAAATCGCGGTCTGGAGCTCTACGAATCCCTGCTCGACAGCCTTGGCATCATCGCCACTAAAGGCAATGGCAAGATTGTGCGCTGCTTGGTGGGCAGGGGCGCTAAGTTGGATAGCCATATCGTCTCCTATCTGCTGGATAGTTTTTCAAAGAGCTGTGCAATGCGCTCGTAAGCACTTGCGGTGTCTGGAACGGCAGGCGTGGGCGTAGTGGACACACCCACCTGTTGCGTCTGTGTCGGCGCGTTGGATTGCGCCAAATGCTCGCGCAGGTTTTCGGTCACGCGGTCGGCAATCTCGGCCATCTGCTCGCGTGTGATGGTGACGTTTGCAATGACCTCGCGTGTGGGTGTGGCAAGACGCTCCATGATGGAGGCGGCGGCGCTTTGGCTCGGCTCGTCCGACTGTTCGGGCTCGTCAATCTCGGTCGCAAGCCCCCACTCAACGGCAGTTTCGGGCTTGACCCACGTCTCAGCGTCCATGATTTGCGTAAGCTTCTCGGGCGTGAGGGCGTCGGTGGCGTGCGCGAGGTATGCGGTTTTGGAAAGCTCGGTAATCGTCTCCAAATCCTGCGCGGCCTTGTGGAGCGCGTTGGCGTCACCTGTCGCGCCCATGCTCGCATTGTGGAGCATCAGCATCGACGCTGGGCGCATCACACGGCGATTTCCAGCCATGAAGATTACGGAAGCGATGGAACACGCAAAGCCCTCGCAAACGGTCGTTACGTTGGCTCTGTGCGCCCGTAGCACGTTGTAAATCGCGATTCCCTCGGCAACCTCGCCGCCAAAGCTGTTGATATGGACGGTAATCTCGCCCACCGTGGCGGGGAGGTCTGCAAGCGCCTGCACAACGTCCTCGGCCTCGGTGTCGCTGTCTTTCTTGCCGAACAGCCAGTGACCGCGCGTGATGTTGCCCATGATGTGCAGGTCGGCGCTTGTGGCGTCATTGCTTGTTATCAGCTGCATTGGCACTTGTGGTATCGGCATCGTTTTTCACCTCCCCGGCTTGCTCGTGGTTTTTGGTCATCTGGTATTCGTCCATGTGCGGAACGCCTGTGACACGCTCCTGCCCAGTGAACTCGCGAATTTCGTTCGGTGTGTCGATGGAAGCGCCCACAAGCTTCTCCACCTTGTCAGCGACGGCGAAGAGGTCAACATGACGAACGTGCGTGGTATCGACCATCACACGGCCACCCCGCGCCCATTGGTCGTAGGTGAGCGACTTGGCGGCAATCTCGTCGGCTATCGTCTGCGCTGGCGGGTCTAGGCAAAACGTCAAAAACTCGTTGAACACCGTCTCGAAGTTGTTGACGTTGCCCTCCAAGAAGCTGTAGGGGATTCGCATGCAGCTTGTCACGACTCTGAAAGCGTCTTGGCGGATTTGCAGAACGTCGAGCATTGAGCCCGCGTCTTTGTTCTCAGCTTCCGCGCGGCGAATCTGCATTCCCTTGTAGATGGGCAGGGCTAAGTCATTGCCGTTGACGAAAGAGGACACGTCATCGCGCAGATAGTCGTTGATTGCGTTTTGTTCGTCGGTGGTGCCGCTCATGCTGGCGTCTAGCTCAAGCAGCCAACGGCGGGCGTTCTTGTCCCCGAACGCTTCCACGGCGGACTTTGCCATTTCGTCGTATACGGCACCAAGCGCGGAAAGCAGCGCACGCCAGCGCGAGGTCTCGGACACTTTGAAAATGTAAACCTCATCGGCGGTGAGCGGTCTGCGTACGACCTCGGTAGAACCGTCAATCGATATGTTCTCGTATCGGCGGGGCACTCCACGGTTAAGGTTGTTTTCCGTCCAACCGTCCGCAAGCCACAATTCGTAGCGCCCGCGTCGTTTGACTGGCACCACCAAGGCCGCGTTGTTTCGACCAAAGTACATGGCATCAATCAACCGCGCGAGGAATTCGGATCGAGATTGGTTCGGGTTCGGTCGCACGTTCCAAAGGTACTCCGCTTCGGGCTGATGCACACCAGGTGCCTCGGTAACGCGAATGGGGCACATCTGCAAACCTGCGATGATGTAACCAACGGCCACATGTCGCGCAACCTCAATCCAACGGTACTGGTACGCCTTGGCATAGGCATGTTGGGCGGCGTACTCGGATATGCTCATGCGCTGAGGTGACACATTTGGTTCGGCATTATTGTCGCTAAATAGGACATTGCCCAAAAAGTCGATGATTGTACTGGCCACAACCTCACCTCCTAACGTTTCAATGAAACGGGACGTGCGAATATGAGCTTTGTCGCCTGCGGGATGTACTCGCGCGCCGCGAAGGCAGCTACGAACGCCATGAAGACGTCGGTCTTGCGCGAGTGCGGCGCGATTTTGCCGTACTTTGAATTGTTGTTCGGTGCGGGCTCGACCTTGACGTTGTTCGCGCACCAGCGCATGAGCGGAGACTCGCCCCAGACGATCGATTGATTCGCGAATGCTGAGTCGATTATCGGATAGACCTTCATGTGGTCGCTCGGACGCACGATGTAGACCTGCTTTTTCGACTCCT